GGGACAAAGTCAGGAGGGGGTAGTCTGTATGGTCACCATCCCTCCCTCCCTCACTTCCAAAAATTGTGCTAATCTACGCATGAGGGCTGCTTTCGCGGCGAAGCAGAAAGTGTCATATCTTTTTGGTGTAGCAGTCCTCACTTTCACAAGACAGGAAAACTTTATGGCAAAAAAACCACGACACATTTTGAAGTACCTTGAAGACCCAAACACTTGGGACAAGTCAGCTTTTGAAACTGCCATCCGCGCAGAAGTAGAAGGTGGCACAGGTGCGCTTACTGCAAGCGATGAGTTTTTGATTGGCTCTTTGGTTCTTGTGGTTGACAGCTTGCTTACGGCACAAATCAACATTGCTGAAGCCGGGCATGTAACGGTCTATGGCAACAATGAAGGCGTGACTGCTTGGTACAAAATTCGCACCGAGATGACCGATAAGGCTATCAAGATTCTTGCTGAGCTTGGCCTTGTTGCCCGTGGCAGACCAAAGATTGCTAATAAAGTGACTGATGTAGATGAGTTATTCGCCACTGCTTAAACCGGCGTTTCAGTACGCAATCAGCGTAGTTCGTGGTGACATAGCAGCATGTGAGGATGTAAAGCTGGGTTGTCAGCGGTTCCTCGATATGGCAGAGCGCAAGGACGCACCCTATGAATTTAAGGCTGAGAAAGCTGAACACATACTAAAGTTTGTCAAATTTTGTCGCCATGTAAAGGGACCTGAAGCTGGCAAGACTATTGAATTAGCACCATTCCAGATTTTGTTTCTGGCTGGCATCTATGGCTTTCGGGCAAAGAACGACATCAATACTCGCTGGGTGACAGATGTTATTTTGTTCGTTCCTAGGAAGTCAGGCAAAACTACTTTGGCCTCTATCATTGCCCTGTACGAATTGCAGTTTGGCGATGCTGGCGCAGAGGTTTTTACTCTGGCGACTAACCGTGACCAAGCGTCTATTTGCTTTGATTCGTCTAAGGCTATTGTCGAAGGCATGAAAGCAGAGCTTGCTGCCAAGTTCATTGTTTACCGCAGTGAGTTAAAGAAAGCTGGCGACTCAACTTCTACCTATCGCGCTCTATCCCGTGAGAACAGGAAAACGGGTGACGGTAAAAACCCATCTGTGGCTATGGTGGACGAAGCAGCGCAGATTATTGAGAGGTCATCCATCGAGGTCCTGCATTCTGGTATGGGCGCTCGTAAGAACCCACTGAGGATGTACCTGACCACTGCCAGCTTTACTAAGGAAACCAAGTTCTACGAAGACTTGAATCATTTCCGGTCTGTGTTGCGTAGTGCTGCTGAAGATAACTTTAGGTGGTTTGGGCTGCTGTATAGCATCGACCCCGGAGATGAATGGAGCAATCCTGATGTCTGGGGTAAAGCCAATCCCATGCTAAACATTTCCGTTACCAAAGAACACATCAAACACATGGCAGATGAGGCTTCTGCCAAGCCAGCCAGCCTAAATGAGTTCCTGTGTAAGCAATTAAACATCTATGTGTCTGCCAATAGCGCATGGGTTGACAGGCGGTTCTGGGATGACTCTATTGCCAAGATGTCGGCAGATAAGCCTGAGTCAACATTTATTGCATTTGACTTGGCCCACAGCCGAGATTTGAATGCTGTTTGTACCTTGCACAGATATGGAGAAGAAGATTTCTATGCCAAATTCCAGTTCTTCTTGCCAGAGGAATCTATGGACTTTGTGCCTAACCATTACAAGCCCATTTATCTACAAGCTCAAGCAAGTGGTATCCTAAAGCTCACTCAAGGTAATGTTACAGACCTGAATGAGATAGAAACCTACATCAAGCAGGAGTGTATTGACCATGATGTTAAAGAAATTGCTTTCGACCCTTACAACGCCGCTGCGCTGGTTGCAAACCTCTACAGCCACGGACTACCTGTCAAAAAAGTGGGCCAAGGTATGGCTGTACTGTCAAACCCAAGCAAAACGACTGAGCAGCTTATTCTCAAGAAAGCAGTAAAGCATGACGGCAATCCATTTGTGGGTTGGCAGCTTGGAAACTGCGAGGTTTACACCGATGTCAACGGTAATGTGAAGGTGCGTAAGAATGAGGCAGACCCATCTGCCAAAGTTGATGGTATTATTTCTATGATTATGGCGTTACACTGCCACTTAGATAATGTTTTCGTTACGGAATCATTTGGCTTTAGGTCATTAGATTGGTAGAATGTGCGGAAATAGGAGAAAATCATGGGACTTTTGGATGTTTTTAGCAGTAAAAAAGTAACAAATAATGAGAGCAACTCGTTGTTTGGTCAGACTGCATTGGGCAACAATATTGTTTACCAAAGTAATAAACAGCAGCCAAATGTAAATACCCAGATACTCTATGTCACAACTGCCAGCACTACGAATGCTGGTCGCCCTGTTGACATGTCCATGCTCACTCGCAACAGTACAGTGATGTCCTGTATTGCAATTAAGGCTCGTGCGCTTGCACAGTTACCAATTAACATTTGCTGCGAAGGCGAAGATGGCGAATATGTAAATGCTATCAAAGACCCGTCAGTTGGAAACCGTGATAAGACAAAAGCAAAGCAAGTTGCCAAGCTTTTGAATAACCCAAATAACTTCCAGAGCAAATATGAGTTCTGGTATCAGTGGCTCATGTGGTATGAGCTTGCTGGTGAAGCGTTTACTCTGTGGTGGCGTAAAGACCAAGAAAGTGCAACAGAGACACCTCTGGAAATGTACATCTTGGACAGTACATTGATTGCCGTGACAATTAACCCTGCTCGTTACCCTTCGTACAGACTGTCTACACCGTCTTACGGTTTTAGCCGTGACCAGCCACTCAAGGCGCATCAAATTATGCACTGCAAAGAGATGGCATGGCAAGGTTCTGCCGGTTTTAACAAAGGTATCTTGGCTGCTGAGTTGGTTGCCTTGGACCAAGACATTGACCTGTACGCAAACTATGTCATGCAGAACGGTGCGAAGCCATCTGGCATGTTCTCTACTGAAGCAGTAGTTCCTGATGCCAAATATAAAGAGATTGCAGCCCGTCTGAAGGAAGCTTGGAGCAACATGACAGGCTCACGCCAATCTGACCCATCTAAGCCCGGTCAGGGCATGTTGTTGGACCAAGGCATGAAGTACACGCCTTTGGAAATGCTTAACTTGCAAGATGCTGATGCTGCTAACCTAAAGATGCAAACTATGCGCCGTATCTGCGGCCTGTTTGGTGTGCCTCCGCAGATGCTTGGCATTATTGATGGCAAGTTTAATAACAGCCAGACGCAAATGGATGAGTTCTACAAAGGAACTATGTATCCAATGCTGGTCAACATCCAAGAAAAGCTTAAGCAGCACCTGTTTACAGGTTATCCATCATTGTGTGTTGAGTTTGACACTAGCGACTTCTTAAAGGGCGCACCACTGGACCAAATGAACTTTGCTACAGCCGGTGTGACCAATGGAATTATGACTCCCAACGAAGCGCGTGAATATATGGGCATGCCCAATATTGAAGGCGGCGATGAATTGGTTCAACCTAATAAACCCGCTGATTCTATTTCTGGTTCTAGCCCTCAAGATACTGGTGGGGGCGGTGGAAGCCAAACTAAGAAAATGAATATCGGAAAGACTTGATAAATAATGCAAACTGATTCAAAATATCTGGTAGCATTAGCAAAACAGGTTCATAAACCTGTAATACAGTTGCCTGTTCTTTTAGGGCGACCCCCTAAAATACAAGATAACAACCAATCTATGGCTTTAGGGGCTATTAATGAAGCAAATGAATCTAATCTGCGAGGCGAAATTAAACCTAACGGAAAAAGCCGCAAACGGCGAACCTACAGGAAAGATTGAAGCCCGTATTACCACTTGGGGTCCACGCGAAGGCGCGGATGGTCGCCGTTTTAACTACCGACCTGAAGGTTTTATGGATTGGGCCAAAGAATTTGCCTCTTCCGGTAGACCACTACCAATGCATGTTAACCATAATTCTGATGCTATTCCTGTTGGCGAATGGACAAGCATTGAGATGGATGACGAAGGCATGAGTGCAAGTGGTCGCTTATTCCTGAATACCACGGCTGGTTCAGACTTGTATCAAGTGATGAGTGAGTCACCCAATATGTTTGGTGGTGTCTCTGTTGGCGCTTATGCTGACGAATACCAGATGGTTAATTCTGATGGCGAACCCGACCAATCTGAAGAAGCTTACTTCCAAATCACTAAAGGTGGTTTGCGCGAGACTAGCGTTGTGATGTACCCAAACAATCCAAAAGCTGAAGTTAGCAAGCTCGAATTCTTTATGGAAGACGGCTCTGTTGACTTGCGACAATTAGAACAATCTCTGCGAGATGCAGGGGTTTCTAAACAGAATGCGGTTGCTGCTGCTTCTGTATTTAAACAGGTGCTTGAGCAGCGAGATGCTGTAACAAAGCCTGTTAAAGACGCACCAATTTTGAGAGATTCAGAAGCGGAAGCAACCGAAGCGAAGATTCTTGAAGCTTTAGAGCAAAGAGAACTTCTTAAACTCCTAGACAAACGACTTAAAGGTTAATCATGTCACAAGTAATCCTAGAAAAATTGGACGCAATCGAAGCTAAACAAGCTGAGAGCGTTGCGGCTGTAGAAGCCAAAATCCCTGCTGCTGTTGAAGCTATCAAAGCTGAATTCAGCGAAATGGTTGCTGCTTTGGAAGCCAAAGTATCTTCTATTGAGTCTCCATCAATTATCAAAGCTCCTGCTAAGACAATTCGCGGCGATGTAAACCGTTCTGTTAAAGAGCAATTGATTTCTTTCTACAAAGGTAACAGCCGTGTAGAGAAAGAGTTGCAAATCTTCGCTGACGAATCACAAATGCAAGCCTACCTGAACGAAGCTTCTGCTTTGACTGCTGGTGGTGATGGCAAAGGTGGTCGTACTGCTTATGACCCAGTGTTTGCTGCACTGCGTTTGGCTAACCCATTGCGCGGTGTTTCACGCACTGTTGCTACTGATGGTTCTTCTTACCAGTTTCGCGTAAAAACAGGCAACGCTGGCGCTGCTTGGGGTTATGCAATTAACAACAACACATCGGCTACAACTGAAGATACAACAATCTGGCAAATCGTTTTGCAAGACTTGAATGTCCAGTTCCCTATCCGTACTGCTGCCCTTGATGACATCGATGGCTTAGAAGCCAATGTCGTTGATGACATGCTTGCCGAATTCGCTCAGGCAGAAGCTTTGTCCATGATGCAGAATAATGACCAAGGCGCTACTTCTTTGCCATACGGTGGAAGCAACGGTTTGCGTTCATTAGACCAGTACGCCGGTTCTAACAGCACATACGCTGGTGGTACTTGTACTACTGCTGCTTTCGGCACTTCAGGCACTGGTTCTACCAGCGGCTTGCATAGCTTGGCAACATACGACCAGACCACTACTAACGCTAACACTGTTGGCGCTAACAACATCACCTATACCGATGTCGTGAATTTCATTTACCAGTTGCCACAACAGTACTGGACTGCAAACGCTAAGTTTGTGATTAGCCCAATCTTGTTGAACGCAATTCGTGCATTGAAAGACAACAACGGCGCACCTATCTTCAATCGTAATGAAGGTTTGTCTGTCGAAGGTATCGTTGGTCAATTGATGGGCTTTGATGTTATTGTGAATAAGTATTGCGATACTCCTTCACAAACATCTACAGGTTCTGCCGGCACTAACAGCTTGTTCCCAATGTACTTTGCTGATTGGAGCCGCTTCCATACCATCATCGACCGTTTGAACATGGTTATGCGCCGTTATGACCAGACATTGCCCGGTTTCATCACCTTCTACGGTGAGAAGCGTTTGGCAACATCTGTTCGTGATCCTAATGCTGGTGTGCGTTATCGCTCAACTGGCACAGCGACCTAATAGTTGCAATCAGCGGGGGGGTAAAATCCCCCGCTTTCTTTTAAGGACACACCATGACCATCACTAAAAAAATCTTATCTGCTATTCAAGAAACAATTCAAACAGGTGAAAAAGTTTCAATTGATTTGCGTGAAGCATCTGCAATCACAGGTTCTGGTGATGGTGTAGGTGGTCGCACATTCTTTGATAACGCTTTTGCTGCTCTGCGTTATGCAAACCCAATTCGCGAGATGTCGCGTGTTATTCCTGCTGCTGGTTCAAGCGTTCAGTTTGTTGCTAAGACAGGTAATGCGGCAAATCAAACAAACCCCTTTGGTTACACATTCACTCCTAACAGTGGTACACCAAATACAGACACCTCAATTTGGCAATTGCCAACCCGTGTCATTACAGCGCAACTGCCGATTCGTTCCGCAGTGATGTCTGATGTAAATTACTTGAACGAAACAATAGTTGAAGACCTGATGTTGGAATTTGCCAATATTGAAGGCGCATCAATGGTTTTAAACAACGACCAAGCTGGCTCAACCACTACAGTAAACGGTGCAACCAGCGGTTTGCGTGGCTTGAACATGTATTTAAGCAATTCATCTAGTGCTGCATACGGCACTTCAGGCACTGCAATCACAAATGGTATTCATACCATCAAGACTGTAACGGCAGCAGCTTCTACGCTTGTTTATGATGATATTGTTAACATTTCTAATGCATTGCCAGCGCAATATTGGACTTGTCCCGGTGTAGCTTGGATGATGCACCCAACTACTATTCAAAGTTTGCGTAATTTGGGTGTCGCTACTACTGGCGCACTAAAGCAATTTGCTGAAACAGGCGATGATGATGGTGGCGCTGTTATGAATGTGTTTGGCTTCCCTGTGATTGCCAATCCAAACATATCTCTTAATGCTGCTGGCAACTTCTCCATTTATTTGGCTTGTTGGCCTAGATTTGTGACTATTGCTGATGTGGAAGAAATGACCATTCAGGCAATGGAACAAACACAACCCGGCTTTATTACTCTGTATGCTGAGAAGCGTCTAGTAAGTACTGTCCGTGACCCATTTGCTGGTGTTCGTTTAGTTAGCGTCTAAGCCATGAGCGCAGTAGATTATCAATACGGTTCGCCTTATTCGGCGCAAACACGCAATCCGTTTAACTATGAGAAGTTTGAACAGATTGACCGGGATAATGTTACGCCTTGGCTTACTCTTGATGAAATTACTCAGCACATTAATTTGTATCAGGATGAGAGTCAGGACACATATTTAAAAGCCTTAGAACTGGCTACAAGGCAAGCAATTGAGGACTACCTAGGTCTGAGTATCTTCAGCGTTACTTATCGCGTCTGGTACGGTACATCTAGCCTTGCTGCCTCACCTGTTTGCTTTGACTTGCCTGAAGTTAGTCAGAATCAATACTCTGGTCAACCAGAAGTGTATGTTGATTCGCTTGGCTACTGGACTGATGCGTTTCCTCCTGTCTTTACGGCAGTTGCATCAAGCGAATATTACTATGATGCTTCCGGCAATAAAGTCATTGTGTCTTCATTGCCAACATCCATTAATACAGTGATGACAGCGCCTATTGTGCTGGAGTACACCACTGTGCCTAATCCGATTTCAGCCTATCCTGTGATTAAACAGGCTGGACTGTTGTTGTTTACGCACCTGTATAACAATCGTGCAAATGCCACTGAAGTGAAGTTGAAAGACATACCTTTTGGCGTGACCACATTGTTAAGAAACTACAAGCCTTTGGTGATGTGATATGGCAATCAAACGGTATGAAAACATCACAGTTAACAATCTGACTTTTGGTCAGTCTACCTTTGGTGAGCAAGAAACAACCCAGACTACATGGTTTGGGACTCGTGCGCTTGTTGGCGATGTTTCCAACAGTGTAAAAATTGCTGATAAATACCGTTTGTATCAAGACTTAGTGAATTTCACTTTGAACTACACACCGAACATGAAGACAATGGTTGATAGCCAAAATCTTTATTCGATTACATGGCGTAACGCAAGCTGGCGCATTACTGATGCAAAAGAATCTAATGACCGGATGCATGTGACTTTCATGTGTTACCGCACTGACCCAGTTACGGCGGTATAAATGGCTACACAGAACAATGTCGTTACCTACGGAAAAGCCATCGAGTATCAGTTGGCTAGTATCGTTACGCCTGTGCCTGTGTATGCTGCGTTTAACCGCAATTTTGCTACTCAGCCTAAGTTTATTACTTGGATGCTGAGAAATGTCCACCAGCCTGTTTATACGGGCCAGACGCAATCTAATAAGGGCATTGACCGCCCTATTTTTCAGATTTCTATTTTTACTCAGAAGATAGAAGACGGTTTCACAATATCCAATCAGATATTACAATCGTTGCATGGTTATAGCGGTATGTTTGGGAATCCATCAAGCGGGGGGTTTTATATCTCCAAGGCTGATGTGTATTGGCTTTACAACAGTTATAACAATGAAGAAAATATGGCGCAAATCTTTTTAGATTGCACTTTAGACATCCCAACATAAGACAGTTTATTAACTCTTTGAAGGAAACTCAAAATGGCTTTACCAAACAAAATTTTGCCGGGTTTTAGTGCTGCGCTATATGCTCAACCGGGAACAACTCCAACTCCATTGACATTGACTCAATTGTCTTTGGTCGCCAGCGTTGCACCACTTGCCGTTTCTGGCAATCTGGTTCAAGTTGAAGCTGTACCAGCTTTTGGTCAGGATGATGCAGTAGCTAACTTTTCAGTCGCTGGTTCACGCCAATCTGACAAGATTCCTACTCAGTCAGCACCTACATCAATGACAATTACTGCTGCTTGGAACCCCGGCGATGCAGTGATTAACACATTGTTGCGTGGTGATGCCTACAACGGCGTTACTGACCGCACCTTTGTGATTAGCGCAACTGAAGGCACAAACATTGTGTATTACGCTTTTGTTGGTCGCGTGTCTCAATTCACAATTGATGCTGCACCCGGCGCTGAAGCTAAATGCACATTTACAGTTCATCCTCGCGGCAACCTATACGGTTGGTGCAACAACGCTTAAAGGAGTATAAAAATGGCAATTCCTAGTCAAGTTCTACCCGGCTTTAGTGCCGCGCTATGGTTGCAAAATAGCGCCACTCCTACGCCAATTACACCTACTAACCTGTCTGTTTGGGCAGGGCAAGTAGCAACCATTTGCGGTACTGCTGTTGGCGGTACAGGCGCTGCTGGTCAACAATTGAATGTGGAAGCAGTTCCAGCATTTGGTCAAGATGATGCTGTTGCCAACTTCATGGTTGCTGGCTCACGCCAATCGGACAAAATCCCAACACAGTCTGCTCCTACCAGCATGACAATCACAGCAGCTTGGAATCCTAGCGATGCCGGCCTGTTGTTGATTCGTGGTGATGCGTCTAATGGTGTAACGGACCGTACTTTTGTTGTGACCGCTTCTACAAGCGCAACCAGCACTATTGCTTATGCATTTAATGGTCGCGTAAGTCAATTTACGATTGATGCGGCTCCCGGTGCTGAAGCTAAGTGTACTTTCACTATTCACCCAAGGGGCAACCAATACGGTTGGTCTAACCCATGACTTTAACTGAAGCCATTGAAACGCTGGCAACTACTTATGCAGACCCTTTGCTTATTGCTAGGGGTTTATCGGTAGATGCACAGGAAGTGGCAACTGCTTTGGCGGCTGCTACTCCTGACACAACAGAGTTTGTCGCTCTGTCACTATTGGCTCAGTTTAATCCTTATATTGCGCCAGCACCTAGAACAAGAACAGTTCAACCTACAGAATAAAACATGACAACGATAATAAAAGACAACAATGACCTATTGAGTTTCCTAGTAGCCCAATCTGATTCTTCCAAGAATTGGTTTGGGTTTACTCAACAAAGAATTACTGCAATTGCTTTGGCACACGACATTGCCAGACATCATGCAGATAAAATGACTCCTACTCAAGCTGTCGAATATGCAGTAGAGTTGAACGAAGCCATTTACCACAAGATTATTAAAGCACACTAAGGACACGACATGACAAGACTATCTTCTGCTTTAGGAAGTAACTACGCCTCTGATTCCCTGCGAACAAAGACTTTTGAATTGGGTGGACACACATTTAAGGTCCGTGTCCCACTGACAAGAGAGATGGAATTAATTCAAGAGCGTATTGAAATTATTGACGAATCTGAATACAAAGCCAGATTTGAAAAGATGACAACCTCATTCAAGGACAGCACTGCGCTTGAAGGTATTGTCGTTACAGATGATGATGTGATTATTGAAGGCCGGTCCACACGGGAACTGGTAAGGTCCATCATGCAAATGGAAAACCGCACAGTTGAATACATCAAGCTGATTGTTCCTGAACATGACAACCTTGATGATATTACCTACAAAGACATTGATGAAGAGTGGCCTTTCCAAGTCCAATTGGAAGTTCTGAACAAGATTTCAGAAGCCATTCAGCCGGGATATAAGGACTCCAGAAAAAACTAATCAAGGACATTCGCCTTCAAGCCAGAGCGTATATTTATGCTCATGGTGGGTGTCCTGATGAAGTTCCTACGGATGACATGCGAAATATTGAGATATTGTTGTCTGATGGCATGCTTGGAAACAAAGCTATTTTAGTGGCTTTAAGCTCCTTGACTACGGGCAATTTAAACTCGAAAATGGCTAAGACGGCATCACCTTTCCAGATGAAAGATGTGTTGCCATCTACGCATGAATATATTGTCCCGCCGTTGAGCGAAGAAGAAAAGAAAGCAGAAGTCAATAAACGATTGATGTCTTTCTTGAAAACTAGACCGGGTGCGGAGGAATTTTTGAAAGAGTGAAATGGTCTACATACCAGAGAAGCTTACCTTTGAACTAGAAGGTTTTGCCGAGTTTGAGCAGCAGCTAAAAGAAATAGCTGATGGCTTCCGTGGTGATTTAGTAGCCCGTAACACTCTTGTTCCAGCCGCTAAGATAGCAATGGAGTCAGTCTATAACTCCGCAGTGTCTAGAGCGCCTGTAGGTGATAAGCCTAGGGACGATAAGAACCCCTTTCACATGCGAGACACTATCCGGTTGGATGCCCGTATTCCTAACGAAAAGGACAAGCGAAGCGAATATGTCAATCAAACAGATGCAGCCATTGCTGTAGTTTCTGTCAAGAAAAGTGCTGTATCGCTTGCTCAAGAATTTGGCACATCAAAAATACCAGCCCACCCATTTTTGCGTATATCTTTACAGCAAGATTCTGGAACAGTGTTAGACGCTCTAAAATCACAATTGGGTAGTCGAATACCAGATTACGCAGCAAAGCTGGCTAGAAGGAAAAAATAATGGCTTCTCAAAATATTGCTAGATTGGGCGTTGTCCTTGGATTGGACACTGCTGAATTTACCGCTTCCATTGACAAGGCAATTTCAGAAAATGCCAAGCTAAAAAATGCTATTCGCAGAGATAGCAATGCTGCTGCGGCTGAGATTGTTAATCTGAAACATGCCACAGATGACTACGGTAAAACGCTTACCAGAGTCCAAATGATGGAGCGAGAGACAACTTCTGGGCGCTTTATGAATGCGTCTAAGGAGATGAAGCAGCAGCTTCTTGAAAGAGCTAAAGCTTATGATGCTGTTGCAACTGCAACAACAAAAGCTGTTGATGCTCAGTTCAAGATGAACGCCCAGCAGAAGATGGGTTTAACCTATCAGACAACCGACCTTGTTACTTCTCTGGCTGCTGGGCAAAATCCATTTATTGTTCTGTTGCAACAGGGTGGTCAATTAAAAGACCAGATGGGTGGCCTTGGCAACATGTTCAAAGCCATTGGCACTATCCTAACTCCAATGCGATTGGCTATTGGCGGGGTTACCGCTGCCTTTGGTACGCTGGCTTATGCAGCTTATGCTGGTAGAGCAGAGTTTGACAAACTAAAAGACACAATTACTTTGACAGGTAATTTTGCTGGCGTAACTACTGAAAAGTTTTATTCACTATCTACTGAATTAAGCGGTAGGACAAACGCTTCTCTTGGAACAACAAAAGATGCTTTAAATGCTGTTCTTGCTTCTGGAAAGTTTACGGCTGCATCAATTAGTTCTGTCACTCAAGCAATTATTTCATATTCACAAATTTCTGGAATAGATGCCAAGGCTGCTGCCGACAAGTTAATGAGTGGACTAGATGGGACGGCATCTGGAGCTAGAGCTTTAAATAAGGAAATGAACTTCCTTACTCTTGAGCAATACAAACAAATTGAAGCACTTGAAAAGGCTGGAAAACTACAAGATGCGGCAAAGGTTGCCTCTATTGCTTTAAATACTCAATTGGCTGCACAGCGAAGAGAGCTTGGCTATCTTGATAAAGCATGGGAAACCACAACCAATGCGCTAAGTAAGTTTTGGAACCTGTTAAAAGAAATTGGTAAACCAGAAACAACAGACCAAGTTATTGCCCAGCTTGATAGACAAATTCAAGCTGTACAAGCATCTGTTAGTAAAAGTACAGGTGATAGCCCGTTTGAGAAAGAACAAAGAAAACAACTTCAATTATTAAAAGACCAAAGGGAAGCAATTCTTGAAACTGAGCGTTTGAAAGCTCGTTCAGTAGCAGCTAGAGATGTTGGTGATGCCAAACAAAAAATTGAAGATAGGGCTTCTGCCGGCGGCATTGATAAAGAAAAACAAATTATTGCTGCTACTGAAAAAGCCAAAGCAAGTATCAAATACACACAAGCTCTTGCAAGTGCCAATGAAATAGGAAAAATAGAATTAGAAGCTACAAAACAAATTGAAGAAAAAAGGGCAGAATTTAAAGCTAAAAGCGAAGTAGATAAAAGAGCATTTGGCGGTCTTCTTGCAAAACAACTTGCTGCTGAAGAGCTTGATATTGAAGTAAAGAAAAACGAAAAGATTCGTTTGCTTCGTCAAAAACAAATGCTTACCACATATCAATTTGGGGTGGAGCAGAAGAAAACATTTGATGATGAGATGACTGCAGAATATCTTTTGCAGGAAAGCATTAAACAACAAATTCGAGATAAAACAAAATCTTTGGAAATGGACAAAGAAGATTTAATACTCAAGAACCGAATGATTTATGCCACTGAAAAAGAAGTTCAGTTGGCTCAACTTTCATTAAAGTATCAAAGAGAAAAAGAAAAGCCATTTGCAAATATTGAGGCACTTAATCAACAAGAAGCAATTGAAAGATTTAATATAGAACTGCAAGACACAATGAAAAAGACCTCGGAAGTCTTTGACAGTGTATGGGGCAACATGGGTTCTGCTATTGATAAATTTGTCAGAACCGGCAAGTTATCAATGAAAGATTTTGCCCGTAGTGTCATTCAAGACTTGATTGCCATTCAAATGAAGGCAGCAGCGTTGTCTTTCTTGCGGATGATGTTTGCTCCCACAATGGGTCCAACAATAGATGGAGGTGGTGCATTGCCATCCAGCTTCAATCAATACTTGGCTCCTAGGGCTGCTGGTGGTCCTGTATCTGGCAACACTCCTTATCTCATCGGGGAAAAAGGACCTGAGTTATTTATGCCTTCCGGTTCAGGAACAATTGTTCCAAATAATCAAATGGGGAATATGGGTGGCACAACCAATGTCACTAATAACTACATCAACGCTATTGATACCAAATCTTTTGAGGACCGCTTGCTTGGCAGTTCTAATGCTATTTGGGCCGCAAATCAATATGCCGGTAAATCATTAGCAGTTAACAGGGGCCGCGCATGAGCTTCCAAACCATCTTTGACATACAGCAATCCATGACGGTAAATAACCGCCGTATGGTTGGACAACAAGTAGCTAGGTCTGGCTACATTACCGTGGCGCAGTATCTGACTGCTGTGCCTTGGGTGTTTACTGTTACTCCTCACAACTACCTGTACTACCCACAGGTTAGAGACATCATTCAAGCCATCGACAACAAAGACCGTCAGTTGCCAGAGACTATTACTTTTAACAGTACAAACTTGTCTTGGTTTACTTCCATGAGAGGAACGGCTACTACTGCCACTTTGAACGGTACGCCTACACCTAATACCCAGACGCTTGCTTTGACCTCTAATGGCACATTTAAGGCTGGCGACTTTATTATGATTGGCGGGTACACTTACAAGATTACTGCTGACTCTGCTGGCTCTTCTGTAGGTATAAACCGTCCTTTGATTGGTACGCCATCTTCTGGAGCAACTGTATCGATTGGTAATGCCTGTACATTTACGGTTGTGGCAGAAGCTTGCCCAACATATACCTTGAACCCAATGACAAGCGGTGCGTTTGTTCAGTGGGATGCGCCATTCGTCTTCCGGGAATACATTACATGACAACTATTAATGCAGTCACTGGCTCACAAATTAACCATGCAGAGTTTGTCCGACTAACTGTTGGAACTGCTGCGACTGTCTATACATTTTGTAATGCTGCTGCACCTGTTACGGTTAGCGGTATTACATTTGCAAACCTTGGCGCTTTGCTTAATGTTGGTGATGTACAGCGCGACATTAAGGCGACTTCTGATGACATGACAATTCAGTTGACAGGTATTGACCCAACTAACATTGGCATCATTTTAGGCAACCAAATTAAAGGTTCGCTTGTAGAGGTTTGGAGGGGCTTTCTAGACTCTAACAACCAAATCATAACCACACCTACCACCCAGTTCTTTAAACGCTACCAAGGCATTATTAGTGGCGTATCAATTACAGAAGACTTTAATTCTCAGTTGAGAACTCGCATAGCAACATGCTCTATTGCTTGTTCATCAATGAGAAGGGTTTTGGAAAATAGATTGTCTGGCGTTAAAACCAATCAGAACAGTTGGCAGTTTATTTACTCTGGCGACACATCAATGAACCGTGTCGCTCAGATTGCAAATACATTTTTTGACTTTGGTAAGCCACCAATGACACAAACACAATCAAGTGAAACAACAGTAACAATGGATAACTCGGCAGGTGATGCATCTCCATGATAAGACTAGCGACAAGATACGACATTCCAAGGCTTCTGGAGATTGTTGAGGCATATGCCTATGAGAATCCAATTAAAACGCTTGGCAATCCTGATAACCACAACCCGCAGCATGTTGAGCAATTGTTGTTCAGCATCATGCTAGGAAAAGGTTTTATCTACATTGACAAAGATTTAAGGGGAGCCATCATTGCTGTAAAGCAAAACAATGTCTGGTGTCCTAAAGTTAAAGAGTTGCATGAGCTTTTGTGGTGGGTTGAGCCGGAATACAGAGATGGAACATTGGGTGGTCGATTGTGGAAAGCTTTTGACCGCACAGGAACTGAGATGCTAAACCGTGGAGACATTGATTTCATAGTGACATCAGTCTCCTGTAAAGGCCCTTGGATTGATTACACTAAGCGTGACTACGAAGCAGTTACGGCAAGTTTTGTGAAGGAATAGAAATGGTTGGAACATTAATCGTTGCAGCAGCGGCTGGAACCACAGCAGCGGGTGTTGCAGCGTCTTTCGCATTAACTGCTGCGGCCTTTGCTGTTAATTTTGCGGTGTCAATGATTGTCACTAGGATGTTTGGTGACAATCCTGAAAATCAACAAGACATGGGTGTGCGCCAGCAAGTGCCACCAAGCTCTGTCAATGCCATTCCTATCGTCTATGGCGATGCCTCTATGGGCGGTACATTTGTTGATGCGGTGCTGACAACAGACCAAAAGACAATGTATTATGTATTGGCTATTTCTAGCATCAGTTCTGCCAATGCAGCATTAGGTACAAGTGCTGGCATATTAAATTACGACACGACAAAAATGTATTATGGCGACCGCCTAATTACTTTTGACGGAACAGACCTAACCAAAGTTGTTAGCCTGACAGACGAAGCTGGCAATGTCGATACTAAGATTAGTGGCAATCTTTATATTAATCTTTACAAGTCTTCAAGTGCTGGCGTAATTACATCTACGAATGGAGCCGCAGCACCTAGTACAGTAATGGGCGGCTCTGACATTGCTGTTGGTCAAAGATGGACAGGCACAAGGCAGATGAACAATTTGGCGTTTGCCATTGTTAAACTTGTCTATAACCGTGATGCCGATACAACTCAACTTAGCCCAATTACATTTAATATAAGCCACTATCCAAATGGCGCAAGCGTTGCAAAGCCCGGTGATGTTTGGCTTGATTACATTACCAACCAAGAGTATGGCGGTGCTGTAGGCTGGCTACCTGATGGCTCATTTAGTGCCTCCTTTGTGGATACAACTTGTGTTGCACCATTAAACACTTATTCTGACCAAACAATCAGTTACACGCCGGCTGGTGGTGGCGCTTCCGTCACTCAGGCCCGTTACCGTATTAATGGCGTATTGGATGCCGGTCAATCAGTTCTAAGTAATCTTGACCGCATTATGTCTGCCTGTGATTCATGGATGACATACAACGCTGCTTTGGGTCAGTGGTCTGTAGTTATTAATAAAGCAGAAACAACTGCCTATGCATTTAATGATGACAATATTATTGGTGAAATTCGCGTCAGTGCTACAGACATTACTTCTTCTATTAATCAAGTAGAGGCAAGGTTTCCATTTAAATCAAATCGTGACCAAGCTGCGTTTGTTAACTTGGAAACTCCTTACGCTTTGCTTTATCCAAATGAGCCGGTTAACAAGTATTCCATTACTTATGACTTGGTTAATGATTCTGTGCAAGCGCAATACCTTGCCAATCGTTTGCTTGAGCAAGCCCGTGAGGATTTGATTGTCAGCTTCAGTACAACATACTACGGCATTCAAGTTGATGCCGGTACTGTTGTTAGTGTTACCAATGCTGACTACGGATGGACTAATAAGTTGTTCCGTGTGATGAAAGTAAACGAAGCTTCATTGCCTGATGGCTCTCTTGGCGCAAAGCTTGAACTCAATGAGTACAACGCACAAGTCTATGATGATGCAAGCATTACTCAGTTTACACCGGCTCCTAATTCTGGACTGCCATCAGTAAGCTACTTTTCGCCACTAGCTGCTCCTACAGTTACTGGTTTTCCAACAGCGACTATTCCATATATTGATGTTCAGGTATTTATTCCGACAACAGGCCGTGTTACTTTTGGTAGTTTGTTTTGGACAACTAGCGCAACTCCAACATCAACCGATTGGAAATTGGTTACAACGGCTACAACAACAAACAATGAACCTGTCACAAACGGAACCTATTACACATTTGCCAACATTACATTAAACACTGGCACTTACTATTTTGCCTACAATGTTGGTAATGACATAACTACTTCCATATTAAGCCCAATCAGTGCGGCTCTTGTTTGGAACCCTGTTACAGGGGCTGGTGCTACAGGCCCAACTGGACCAACGGGAATTACTGGTGCAACTGGTTCAGGAATCAATACAGCTACTGTTTATTTGTATAACAAAAACACAACAACAACACCCCCTGCGTTGTTTAGCGGAACTTTTACATACACATTTGCAACTGGAATTTTAAGTGGCGGTACATTAAACGGATGGGCGCAAACACCGCCATCAATAGCGGCGGGTGAGTTTTTGTTTTTGTCATTAGCTACAGCGTCAAGCTCATCTGCTACAGATACAATTCCAACAGCGGAATTTTCAACGCCGGAAGTTATTAGTGGCACAGGAACAAATGGGACAAATGGCGCTAATACTGCAATTGTTTCGTTGTTTAACAAAAACACTAGCGCAGTAACACCCCCGACAACATTCAGCGGAACATTTACTTATACATTTTCAACAGCCGTATTAAGCGGTGGAACATTGAATAGTTGGTCGCAATCTGTTCCTAACCTTGCATCAGGCGAATATTTATGGCAACGACAAGCGACCGCATTTTCAAGCGCGGCAACAGATACGATTGCGGCAACTGAATTTAGTAGCGCAGTAGTAGTTGGTGCGGCGGGTGCAACTGGCGCGACAGGCGGTAGCGGTGATTCTGTAGATATTGTTTTTAAGCGTTCAGCAACGCAACCCGCGACACCCTCGCCATCAATAGGAACGCCCGCAACATGGTATTCTGATATCAATTCAGTACCCGCAGGGTCTGACCCAATTTGGTCAGCAATTGGAACAAATACTGGAACTGGTACAAATTACACATGGCAAACACCAGTTTTAATTGAAGGTCAAAACGGAACAGATGGGTTATCTGTAGCTGAACTTTTAATTTATATTAGGGCTACATCTACACCGGCTACACCAACCGGAGGTAGTTATAACTTCACAACTCAAACATTAACTGCACCGTCTGGTTGGTATTCTTATGTGCCTACAGGAACAGACCCAGTTTATACATCACGAAGCGTAGCATCCATAACGGGTACAACCGGCATAGATTCTGTTTTAACTTGGACTGCTCCAACGCTTAGTTTTCAAAACGGAGTTACAGGACCTACTGGAGTTACAGGATCAACAGGACCAACTGGAGCAAGTATTACAGGTCCCACAGGACAAACTGGATACCAAGTCGCTCGCCCTGCGGTTTACCAATGGGGGTTATCAACTCCTTCTATTTCAGGTGCATCAACATATTATTGGTCATCAGGTATTTATGCTGGTCCCGGAGGTGGATGGTCAACAACAATTACAGCAGCGCCAAGTGCGGGATTTATTCTTTATACCGCAACCGCAACTGTTACTGATTTAGCAACTGCAACAAGTACAGCATTTAGTTGGACAACAGCAAGTATTGTTGTTTCAGGATATGCCGGAACAAATGGCGCTACAGGACCAACAGGCGGCGCGGGTGTGACAGGACCTACAGGCGGGTCAGGTGCATCCTCAAGAATTATGTTTGCTCGAATTGCAAGCAATCCTGTGCCGGTATCAGGAACAGTAACAGTAGCGGGTGACAATCGACCAACAGGCGCAGAAGGTGGCGCAGTTTGGGGCGCGGCATTTAATGTGACATGGTACGCCAATGACCCTGATCCATCTAGCAACAACTCTTTATATCAAGCCGATGGTATTTATAATAGCTATACAACCTCTTGGTCAACGCCTTATATTTCTGCATTAAAAGTTGGCGCGCTGTCCGCTGTTTCTACTAACACTGGAAGCTTAACGGTTAGTGGAACTTTGCAATCTAACACCGCCACAATCAGTGGCACAACCATGACCGGTTCGGGTGGTGTACTCTATGCAAGCGGAAATTTTGCGTTTGGTAATAGCACTACAAACATTACATACAACGGTGCAACAATTACTTTGAATGGTCAAGTTGTTGCGGCATCCAATTTGAATGTTGCTAATTTGCAAGCTGTTTCTGCAAATACTGGGAGTTTGACTGTTAGTGGAACTATGACTGCGGGAACTGCTGCAATTAGCGGTTCAACTTTTAGTGGCTCCGGTGTTGTTATTTACAGTACAGGAAAATTTGGTGCTGGCAATACAACTAATAACATTGTTTGGGACAATTCATCTTTAAACATTAAAGGCGATATAAGTGGCGCATCAAATGTTGAAATCACCGGTAAATTATCTTTAACAGGAAGTGGTAATGTAATTTCTGGTTATTCTGTAAGCCAATACATATATAGCTCTGCTACTTATGCTTGTATTTATGCAAATAACACAGCTAATGCACCAGCGGCAACTTTTTATACCGGCAATTCAAGAACTATTTATGCCCAGAACATTGCAACATTTAGCGGTAACTCAGCAATAGTTGGAGACAACCTTGGTAACGGTCCGGGTGTGCAAGCCACTTCTAATACAGGAACTGCTTTAATTGCTTATTCGTCTTCAGGTGGTGCATTTAATTGTCAAGGCACAATGGCGATTACAAGCAGCACTTTGGTTACAAACTTAAATGCAAATTATTTGCAGGGTAATCTTGCAAGTGCCTTTGTAACAAGCACTTCAGGAGATGCTTATTCTGCAAATAGATTAAATGGTTCTGCGGGTACAAATGTATTAAGATTTGTTCAAGGAACTGTTTCAGGAGCAGCAACAGCAAATTTTGTTGGAACAAACAAACCCGGAAGTACATCATCAAATGTTTGGATTGAAATAACAATTGATGGGTCAACCTTTTACATTCCCGTATGGAGTTAAATTATGCCAAGACAATCAAATATCCCCGCAATTCAAGTTTTAGAAGAAATTCAATCCTTGCATGAATTTCCTGACCAAAAACGCATTGATGTCACAATTGGAGTGACTGATGCCAATGGCGTTTATATTGTTCCTCAATTGTTCAAAACCTATGAAATTAGGGATGAAATGTATGACGAACTGAATTCAGAAGGTCCGTCATGGAACTCGTCTAAGCCTAAAGGAACTTATTTCAATGAAGATTTGTGGCATTTCATTGATATACTGAGACAAGCTTGATAAAATAGCAAAAAATAAGACAGCAATGGCCCGCGAGTGCGCGGTTGTTCGACCTGAGTACAGGGAACTGTCATGGCGATATTTAATAAAAACACATTAGCGCAAGTTAATGGTTTTGATAATCCAATACTGGCGGGAGAGCTAGTCTGGAATCAACAAACATACTGGAATCTTACATTCCAAACCCCGACAGGCTCAGATATTAATTTGAGTGGTGTCACCATCAATGCACAAATTGTTCGCCGGCAATTGTCAAACATAATTGACACTCGCAATGGCTTGACATTTGACATTTCTAATTACACCCCAACGCCTCCATCAATTCCTTTAACCGTTACAAACATTGATCCGGTAACTGGAACTTTCACATTGGTTATTAATTCCGCTGCTTGGAGCTTAATGTCAAGTGACCCTGAACTGAAAATCGATGCTCAAAATTGCGTTGGTTATTCTGGTCGAGTAAAAGTTAGCTTTCCCGCTGTGGGAGCTACACCGGCAGATGATTTAATTATTTTTCTCCTATTTTTAATCCGTTCTGATGGAGTTATTGTTCTATGACATCCGTATCCGTAAACACAGGCAGTAACATCATCCTCAAAGTTGACCGTGGAGTTGCTGGCCCTACTGGTCCAACTGGAGCTTATGGCGGTCCAACCGGCCCCACTGGCCCTACAGGCGCACAAGGTCAAGGTATTGCTTTAAAGGGTTCTGTTGCTACTGTTGGCGATTTACCCCCAACAGGCAATGTTGTTGGTGACTCATATATTGTTCAATCTAACGGTCATTTGTATACATGGTCTGGAACAACTTGGGTTGATGATGGTGCATTTGTTGGCCCTACTGGCGCACAAGGACCTACCGGCTCTACAGGCGCACAAGGCAATACAGGCCCAACTGGAGCAGCATCTACAGTGGCTGGTCCTACAGGTCCATTAGGTATTCCCGGCCCCACAGGTCCTACGGGAGCAGCCTCTACAGTTGCCGGACCTACAGGTGT